CCCGGATCTCCCTTAGTGGTAAAACCACGCATTACTACTCTTATCGCGCTAACCTTGCATTCACCGCTACCAGCGTTATAAACCTGAATAGCTCCCCTAGCCTCTAGCTCATGGGCTTTATGCTCCATTAAATATAGTAAATCTGCAGTAATTGACCGCCAGTTAATACTAAGCTTTAAAGAACCAGTGTGGCCCATAGTAGGGGTTTCTACTTCTCCGGCAATACCGGCTCCTTTTACTGTCTCTGTCATGGGTTCGATAGACGGAAGCTGAACATCAGCAACTCCCAATAAATCAGCTCCACCTTTATAAATCCTAAAGTTTATTACCTTCTCAGGCACTGTATTTGACACTATTTATCCCTCCTTTCTAAGCAGCACTGGAGAATAGAGCATTAAAGTAGTTAACATCAAATTCAAGGACAAATTCCATATCTTCTGCCGGAGTTGGTGGAGTTAGGTAAACGTGGAAACGAACTACTCCATCTATCAAATCAGTAAGGGGGTTTTCGTCCTGCCTAAATTCTACCCGGCCACCAAGTAATGCTTCTCTGGCTGTTAAACCATTAAGCCAAATATTTAGAGAATCAACCACTGTATCAATTAGTCTACGGTTGGTAGGTGCATCTACCTTCTGCCAGAAAGTAAGGATGATGGTATTGCCTACCCAGTTAAACATTCTTCGGATTGGAATCCAGGCATCTTTCGGGTCAGAAGCTCCGGGGTAGATTCCAGTTCTATTTCCCCATAGCTTCCAGCCACCAATAAAGTTTAGGCCTGTTACTATGCCATTGCCGTTTAAATAAGCTGCCTGGTCTGGTCCTAAAACTATTTCCTCCCCCGCAGCATTAACTATGCCGTTGACTTGTACGCTTTGATTGGAAGGACTGACATAAGGAATATCCCCATTTTCTCCATCAGTTCTGCAAGTTCTACCGGCAAAGTGAAGGCTTAAGCGGTAAACCTCATCCCCTAGCTTACCAAGGGGCCAACAATTTACTTGCATTCTATCAGTATAGTTATTGTTTTCCTTCCAAGCAGGTACCTCTGTGTAGATGTTAGCTCCGCTACTAGAGCAATCTAGGTCACAAACAGCTATAGCTTTAAAGAGACCGTTAATATTTTGCACCTTAGCTTTCATTACTGCTGCTATTGCAGGATCCTCAGACCAACCCGGCGCAAGTAATTGTCCGGGAATCAAGCGGAATAACGGGAAGATTTGATTGATAAGCTCCATTCCAGTTACCTTGCCGGTACTAGCGTCTACCCCACCGATAATATCGTCTTTTGTTACCATGCTTGGGTCCAGGTGAGAATATGCTACCACTAGGCTTGTCTGCCCCTGAGGAATAGAGCTGCCACTCAAGCGAGTAATAATTACTTCGCCATCATCATTGAAGGCTGCTGTATAATCTGTATTCTTTGCCAAAGGTTCCCCGGCAGAAGATAATTTAACTACTAAAGTACTTAGGAGTATTCCTTCTCGATTAATTAGAGCCTCATCTTGAACTAAGTTAACTGTTTCATCAGTTACAGCTTTCTTATGTTCTGTAGGGTCTACGACATTAATAAAGACCACAGGAGCTACAGCATAAAGCTGAAACATTACTTTAATAGCCTCGGCCAGTTCATAATTCTCCCAGTCTTTTGTATAACCTAAAGCTTTAACTGCTTCTTCATAGGAGTAACACAGAACTGGTTTATTGATATACTCCTGACTGTTAGCCAGGTTGATTGGAGCTCTACCCACAATAATAGGCAGTCCTGCCGAAGCTTCCACTGGCGGCAGGACTGAAGTAGGTACCTCTGATATATAGACACCATGTTTATAGGCCATTAGTTTCACCTCCGATTAAGATATTCTTGAACTTTGCCATACCAAAGATTTTGAGGAGTTCCTTTCCTCTCAATTTTCTGCAGTTCTGTATCTAAAGTATCAGTTGACACAAAGAGGTTAGCAATTTCAGGACATTCCTGAAATTGCTTTTCTAAATGCTTAGGGATTCCACCCCGAAAAACAGTAAAGCGGTTAAGCTTTCCTCTAAGACTGGGACCAATATAAATCAAATTATCCAAAGACATCTTTCAAATAATCTCCTTCCTCTAGAATGCTAGGGGTAGATACGTTTAAAACTAGGTATCCGAACCACTCTCCTGCAGGCTGTTCCTCCGGTATTTCCCTCTTAACAGGGAATTCCACTCGATACCGTTTCCCGAAGGTACCTGCTTTCAATAAAGCTGTTTTGATGGTATTCATTAGATTTAATAAATCTCGCCAACCCCGTTGATCATCAACAGAAATAATCCCACAGATGATTCTTACTTGAGCTAGAGAAACATTCTGATTTTGTTCATCTTTAAGATAGCGAACAACTACATAAGGAAAATCACTATTTTCTTTCTTTTTGGGGTCCTTAGGAGGGGTATAGCCATCAAAGACTTGGATAGGTAAATCATTCCCGTGCTTGTCCTTAAATCTTAATTCTAATGTTGCACCTTTTATGAAGGTTACTAGCTGGTCAATCATATCGTTTACATTCATTAGTTACCCTCCAATACTCTGGCAATTTCATGTTCCAGTCTTTTATCTAAGGTTTCCATGGCTTTTTCCTCTATAAATTCGGTTACTGTTTCAGAGCCTAGCATTTGTGGGATAGATGGACCATAAAGCTGTTCGATGGGAAATCTTTTGGCAGTTTTACGGGTAAAAACCCCTATATGCCCACTGTTCATTTTAGCTACAAACGCTCTTCCAAGGGGTTTCCTACCACCTTCCCTTTTTACCTGGGCCTTTACCGGGGACTTATGTCTTTTTACCGGCTTGCTGGGAGAAATCTGAAATTTAGAAAGAGCAATAACCTGGCCAGTGGAAGTAACCCTACCTTCTAGGGATTCTGGAGTAGATCTAGTTATAGTAATGGTTTTCCTTACATCTGCAGCTTTTACTGTGTACTCCTGTCTCACGGCTCTGACAGCCTCCGCCTTAGCAGATTCTAGAGCCCTATTGATAGCATGAGAGGCAGCCTTGGGAGCTGCCTCTGGTATTCCACCTAGAAGTTTCTCTAGTTTTTCAGTCTGGGAAACAGTCAATTCTATCATGACAGATTCGCCTCCAGCTTAATTTCCAACATACCCGCTGATTCAGCACAGGATAAAACATGATAATCTCGATTATCAATACTCATAACCTGGTCAACTACCGGACGATAGCCTAAATCTTCTAGCTTACAAGAGACTGTGATAATGCTTTGAAATACTCCTGGATAATCGGCAGAGTTTTTAATTGGGCCTAGATTATCTTCGTCAATAACACATAAAACTTGCTCTCCATCTATGTTATGGTAGTCGGCAAATTCATCTTGATTGATGAAGATATCCAAGTCTTTTGCTAGCTGGTCTTTAAGACTCATTAATCAATCTTCACCTGTGCTGTTGTAGAAGCCTGAGCCTTTGGAGCTGCTGCATATCCAGCTAGATATGTTCCAGTAGTCTTAGTAAGTTTCCCAGTGGTGTTATCCCAATATAATTCATCCCCAGTATTAAATGCTACTGTGTTATCAGCAGGTAAATCCCATACCCCGCTAGCATGAACTGATCCAACTTTGCCAACAGGAATATCCTCCAGAGCAATAAAAATGCGTCCTCCGGACGCTATTACTTCTTTATACTTTACATCAGCTTCTGTGTTATTTAACCAGTCTAAATTCTTGCCTTCTTGAACAAATTGGTTAGCTATAGCCATTATTCATTCCCCCTTTCTATCCTTGTTGTGGAGCTGCACCAGGATTTTTATAAAGGCCACGGTAATCTAGGGCAGTAACTCCATAATCAATAAAAATTCTCCACTTAATTCCTAGGAAATCGAAACCTACTTGACTTTCAACTGTAGGCATATCTCTACCATTTAAGTAGGTTACCTCAATTGTATCAACATCAGACGGACTTGCAGCTAAGTAGTAAGCTGTTTCTGAGTGTTCATCTAACTCAGCGTCTACCACAAGACTTAAAGAATTACGGAAAATATTAGCAACACCAGAGTTGATTCCTTCAGGATCAGCTGTAGACATTAAGAACTTCTGGGCATCTGTTTCTAAGGATGCCGGTACGATTAAGAAAGTAGGTGGAATATTAAGAGTCTCTTTGCCTCTTAAATTCTTCTGTTTTCTCATAGCTGTTCGTGCGTCTCCGATAGCTCCTGTTCCAATTACCGCACCTGCAGCTGCTAAATTTCTATGATCAGCAATAAACAGCTTTTTACCATCATAAATAGTAGGATTAGTTCCAAGCATTTGATAAACTAGCTTATTAATCCCCCGGCTAGAAGCTCTAACATACCGCTCAGGAACTTTAGTTAAAATACTTAGGTCATCATCAATCATAGCTTTTCTAGTAAATCCCCAAGAGCGTCCAAAAGTAGCCACCGCCTTATCTACTCCCTGATCATTCATTTCGTCAAACTTAAATTCGCCTGATTGAGTCATTTCTACTAGTTCCCCAGCTTCAGAAATTTGATAGTGAGTAGCTTTCTTAAAATCAGGATTGCTTCCTCGGCCTGTCCACGCTTGATAAGTAGTTTGAGCTGCACTATAAGCAGTAGATACACTCTTATTGACAGAATCAGAAAGGATACTAGCAAATTGAGAATTAGGAGATAGGGCTTCTCTCAATAGATCTTCTTCACTCAGTCTGTGCGGGTTGCTATATCCAGCCCTTACTAAACACTCAATAGCTACATCCCTTAATTTCATTCCTCTTAAATCCCTAGCTCCATCAAAAGGCTTTTCAATTCTTGTTCCTGCTCTCATTAGTAAAGCATCGGAAGCAGCTTCACGGAATTTATCTGTTTCATCTTCTGTTACTCTTGCAGCCGGAGCAGTGGAAGGTTTCCAATCTGTTCTTAGTTTTTCAAGAATCTGTGTTCTCACTTGATCTACAGGTATTCCGGATTGGATATAATCACCTGGCTCCATGTTGAAATCTCTACAAAGAGCACTAATCTCTGCCACTCTTTGCCTTTCTGCTTGAATAGCGGCTTGTCTTTCCATTTCTACATCTACTGTAGGTGGAATAAGGCTTCGTTGTTGGTTTTCTTCTCCCATATTATCTTCCTCCTCATTATTATTTTCTATTGATGATGATTCAGCACTACGCCCTACTCCCACAGTAGGGTCAGCAGGAACACTGGCTATAGTAACCTCTGTAGGTTCCCATTTTACAGCTACATAAGCAGGCCCTTGGATTCTACCACTGCTTGATATTTTCCCTGCTGCTACTTCTTCCCAAACATCCACATTGTAGCTTACCGAAGTTCCTTTTAATATTCCTTGCCTAACCTTATTGTAAATTTTAACTGCCTCAGGGTCTTCCATGTCAAATTGAACCTTAGCCCTGCTCTTTCTGTTTGATTCATCCAGCCAAACTTCCAAGATTTTTCCCAGGACTATATTGCGGTTGTGATTGAAAAGCAGAACTCCCATTTCTCTTAACCTGGTGTAATCTATACTACCAGCATTATGTTGCAGTACTTCCACCCCATACCACCGAGATAAAAGTATTTCACTGGCAAAGCTAAGTTCCAATATACCTTCATCTTCACTGATAATGTTGATTTCCCCATTAATAGACCTAGGCTCTTGTGCACCTATTTTAGGAACTTTCTTTTTTACTTCCGACATTATTGCTTCCTCCTTTCTGAGTAATGTTAATCCCCAATTCTTGAGCCAACTGAACTTCCTTGGCTCTTTGCTTTAATACATCTCGCCAATCTAATCCTCTAGCAGCGCATATTCTGGCTAAAGTATCTTGGTTGGAATCCAGAGCTTTCATATTGGCAGTGGCTTCTTTTAATGGGTCTATCCAGCTCCAGCCAACCGGGTACCATTCATGCTTAAGATAGCGAGATTTATTGGCCCAAAAATCTTTAATTTGCAGTTTACCGGACAGTACCGCGGATATAACAAACTCGGTATAAACTTCTTCGCAGAACTTTTCTATGAGGAATTGCTGCCACATCATATAGGTTTGCTGGTCTTCCAAAAGGCCTTGCCTAGCTGAAGAGTAATTAACTTGGGACATATCTCTGGAAACTGCCTCGTAAGATAGTCCCTGACCTGCTCCGGCTAGTCTTTGCTGTGTAGAAATAAATTCTCTAGCACTGGTAGATTGACCGGAAGGACTAGCAACCTCAATACTATCACCCGGATGGAGTTCTTTAATCATTCCAGGGGAAATGGTTTTCATTGGATAACCGCTTTTTTGGTCAATTGCTCCTCTGCCAATTCCACCCCCAGTAGGAATATACTTTTTAATAAAAACAGCAAAGCAAGCAAGAATTCTCTCTTTCATAGAAACGGCAGTCTGAAATTCATTGATATCTCTTACCCTGGTTATTGTTTTAGCCAAGGGAGACATTTCCCTAATCTGGGTAGGCCGGTCTTTTCTCCAAAGAAAGATTATTCTTTGTGCCGGGATTCTTTCCGATTTACCGGCCCAGTAACCATCAGGAGTAAACTTTTTAAAATGGTAAGCTATTGGGCAGTTATATTCATCAAACTCTATTCCATCTACTATTCTGCTGCTTAATGCTCCACTAGGCAAAGTAGTTATACTTGTATCCAGTTCATCTACTTCTCTTGCTTGAAGAGTAAAGGGGACTGGGCCTTTCCCGTTATATGTTTTAATAAAAAATATCCCCCCGTCTACTTTTAATCTTCTAACAGCCATTCTCTGCATGTCTTCAAAAGATTGTTGCCCTGTAACGTCACAGTTCCTAGGCTTTCTCCATTCCTTGAATAGTTCTTCTATCTGCTGATTAAGAGATTCATCTTCCTCGCCGTTTGCC